TGACCCTCTAGCTTATAAACCTTCCACCACTTCGTAGGGTAGTTAAAAACAGTTCCTCCACCATACTCTAATGTAACCTTCTCTGCTTGCATGATTGGTCGCTGATGTGTGCGAAGGAACATGAAGCTTTCAAAGTCATTACGGTAGTAATCGTGGTGTTCAGAGTTATATCGAGGGAGAATTACGATGTCTAACTTCTTCTCTGCTTGCGCTACAGCCTGTTCTATTTTAGATTGATAGAACTCATCCGGCATGTATTCACCAGTTCTAGGGTCAGTAACAACAATACCGAAGTGATTCATCTTAACGGCATCTACGGTTAATCCATAGTCTTCTAGTCGGAGTTTTTCAATATCTTCTAGAGAGATTAACTTCTCGTTATTATGCTGATACTGATATCCTCTTTCTTCATTTGTGAACATACACAACCCTACTCCCTATTATTTTTCTTCTTTATCTGCTTTAGGTGCAGCTTTTTTAGGTGCGGCTTTCTTAGCTGGAGCCTCTTTCTTAGGTTCCGGCTTCTCTTCTACTAGAGTGAATCCTTGAACGTGCGCTAAAGCCTTTTCTACTTCTGGTTTAATTTCTACAGCTTCACCTTTCTCATTGAAGGTAATGTCTCCAAAGGCTGATGCTACTGTCTTTCCTGCTAATTGTTCATTTACTAACATAATAAATCTCCTTTATATCGTATTTTTTGAAATAAAAAGGAGCAGATTTTTTCGTCTGCTCCTATTAAATTTTCTATTAAGTTGTCAAAGTACGAACACTATGATATTATCAGGTTAGGGTATGGTAGTTTTTATAAATCGTACCTCCTCAATTAAGAGGTAGGTACGTCTATCTATTAAAACCCTAACTAGTTTTGGTATGTATTAATTAAGGACGGTAAGTAACATCTGCTGCTAGAGCTGGGATGTACTGAACGTTCTTGATACGAACCCATTTCTTAGGAGCGTATAATGCTAATGCGCCGTACCATAACACTGTGAATGTTGTAGTAGCATTCATTTGAGCTAATGGTAACTTCATCATAGGAAGTAACTCTAGTAAACTAATTACTTGTGGAGTTAATTCACCGATGAATACATCAGTTGTCTCAGGGATTACTTGGTTACGGTCAACGAATGTGATTACACCATTTTCGTCAGCTTTAGCAAGTGGTACACGAGCAACTAAGAAGTAATGCCCTGTCTCGTTACCTTGACGGTATACAGAGATGAATTGCGGTTTAGCTTGGTATAAAGATTGAAGCTTAACTGCGATTGATACAGAGTCAGTAGGGTTAGCTACTACTGCTGTTACTGCGTCTGATGCTAATGATTCTGCATCGTCAGAGTGTACTACAACTTTGTAAGAATGTGTTTTGACATCCTTAACCGGACGGAACTTACCTTTGTCTGCTGTTTTAACTGTAGCAACTACAGATGCAGGAGCTTGAGGTGCGTTTGGCTCTGGGATACGGTCAACTAGGATGTTATCATTTTCCATGATTGTAGAACCATGTAAGTTAATTGCACCACGAGTAGATAAGAATTGGTTGATAGAGAAACCAGTTGAGAATCCACCAGCTTGTGACGGTTGGATAACACGTTGACGGTCTAATAGGTTGTTAGTGAAGTCAGCTTGTACACCGATTGGCATAAATGCATCAGTAGCTCGTCCATAACCTTTACCTACGATTACAGCCGCTTTGTTTAAAGTAGCCTCATCTAAACGTTCCCCAGCTAAGTCGATAACGTTAGTAGCTTCATCGATAAGCTTAGTTAAACCATCGAACTCGATACCAGCTTGATTATCTGCTTCTGCTGCTAATGCTGCATCTCCGTAAAAGATTGCCCACTCGATAGATTTAGCGATAACAGAAATTGCATCCTCTGTCAAGATTGTCATTGGGTCAGCGATGTTGTTAACTAAACCAGCAGCAAGTGATTGTTGCTTAGTATCAGATAAGAACTTCATTTGTACTGTCTTTTGACGGATGTTAGGGTCATTGATAGATGCTACCCCTACCTCACGAACGAAACGAGAGTGACCAGTACGACCATGTTGATTGAAGACTGCGTATTTAGCTACTGTTGAGTTAACTTGTTGTTTGTTAATCAACGGATAAATAGTGAAATCTCCATTTGTGAATGCAAGCATTTTTACTTGGTCGTCTAAAAGTTCGCGACGTAAAGCTGCTGCGTCTTGCTGTGTATCTGGAGTAATACCAGTACCAGTTGTAAATGACTTCGAAACTAGTTCTTTTAACTCTGCTTCTGCACCAGCAGGGAGCTTACGAGCTTCGACTTTCTGTTCTTTTTGTAATTCTGTCATTTATAAATTCTTCCTTTCTAGTATATGTATTTTATATATTTTATTGATAACGTAATTTATCTCCCCTTAACTCTATTATACCACAAATGGAAAAGGTAACTTAGGAGGAGGGAAGCTACCTTTTCATATTTTTAGAGCCTACGAGTATAATATAACACTTCTTACTTATTTTTTTCGAAGATGGATTACTTACCTAAAACTTTTTTGAAGATGTCGATATCTTCTGCTGTTTCGCGTCCTTCTTTAACACGGTTTACCGCTTGGAATACGCGATTGTTTGTTCCCGGGTCAAAGCCACTAGCGATAGCGATATCAACGACTGTAGAAGCATGGTCAGCAGCTTTAAATACTTCTTCCACTACCTCTTCTTCTACTTCCTCTTCGACAGCAGCGTTAGCAGATTTTTCGATATATTCTACCGCTTTACCTTCTAACTCTTCTTCTTCAACAGGTGCCATAGATTTCTCTACAACTTCCGTTTCTTCTTCCTTAACTTCTTCTTTTACCTCAGGTTCTTTAACTTCTTCTTCCTTCGGCTCTTCCGCTACTTCTTTTTTAACCTCTTCTTTCTTAAGGTTCTCGAAATGTTTAGCGATATTTTCAATCATAGGAAGGATAGATTTAGTAACTTTTTCGACAATAGAATCCTCAGAGTCTTTAAGTTCTTTTCTAACGCCCTCATAAGACTTTACAACGGCTTCGAACGCAGATAATAGTTCTGCACCAGAAATCAATTCAGAAGCTTCTGCTGGAGCTGTAGGAGCCTCAGATTTCTTAACTTCTTCCTTTTCTTCTTTCTTGTCTTTATCTTTACCTTTTTCCTTGTCCTTGCCTTTTTCTTTCTCGTCCTTCTTGTCTTCTTTGTCTTCTTTTTTATCAGCAGACTTTTCGACAACCTCTTCGTCCTCTTCTTTAGCCTCTTCGGATTTTTCTTCCTCTTTAGGCTCCTCGGCTTTTTCTTCTTCCTTCTCTTCTGGTTCCGGAATTTTAGCCTCGGCTACAGGGGTAACGTCTTGTTCAACAGATAAGTCCATAGATTTTTCTACAACTTCCTTTTCTGACATACCCTCTAGTTCTTTCGTTAACTCAGAAATTTTTACTTGTGTCATTAATTATTGCTCCTTTCTGGATTTCGAATAAAATGTTTTTAGTTTTTCTAATGCTTCATTTCTAGAATACCCTTTAGCAATCTGCAAAAATAGCATCGCGCACTCCGGAGTATTTCTATCCATTGCATCTAGGTAATCTCCTATCTTATCCCATGTCTCTGCAAACTCTTTATCGTCAGATTTCTTTAACGTCCATGTTAGGTTGTAAAGGCTTCTAGCAAATGATTCTGGACTTAATGCTCCAGCGTCGAGAGCGTTGTCTGGTGAAATAGGATAACCAGCCGTAAAGGACTTCATGAAATGTTCCCATGTTGCAAATGGGTTAGCTGGGTTTGTTGTTACTGCTACGTTTGTGACGCGTAACTTTTTAAGAATACGAGGGTCTTCTTCATCCCGTCCTAAACCGAACCCCTCTACAGAGAATCCTAGTTTGCGTTTTACACCGGACTTTTGGATGTTTGTTGCTAAATCCCACATACTCTTAGCGTAAGGGTTGTCCTTATATAGTTTACATTCAACATATAAACCAACGTCTGGGTCAACATATGTCCCTTCTGTTGGAACTCCTATTTTGTAGAAGTCTCCTTGTTGATGCTCGTAATTTATGTATCCATGTTGCAAGAAGTAATCAATGTCAATCCCGTTAGGGTCAACAATATCGTCTTGTCTGTCTAAGTCACGAGTTGTTGCGTACCCACGAAGATACCAAGATTTCTCGGAAGGAGAATCGTCATTCTTTTTAATAGATTCTTCAATATCGATTGGTACGAACATATTAAACTTACCTGTTGCTTTATCCACGTATGTTTCCAAGTGCATTCCTCCTTTCTAAGTGGTACGATAGTAACTGATATTAATATAGCAAAAGTACCACTTAGTCGAGGGTTATTCTAATTTTTGTTGGTTAATTTGTAATATAGACTTCTCGGAATGTTAATGATAGCTAAAGCCATGTAATAAAAAACAGCTCTGTAACTATTCATTACTTCTTACCGCCTTTCTTAGCATCGCTATTTACAGTTTCACCGTTGTTGCCTTTGCCGCCTTGCTTTGCAGAATTGGTATTTCTAGCTCCTTTTACTTGTCCATCCTTACCTACGGACTTGTTATAGGTGCCTTTACCGTTAACGTTTTTAGAGTCACCGTTCATCCCTTTCTGTTGTGCTTCTGACTGCTCTTTGGTTGGCGTTGAGGTCTTGGTTTTAGCTGCTGCATTCGCTTGTTTTGCTTCTTGCTTCTGCAATGCGAACTGTTGCTCCATCATTTTCTCTTGCATGATTTGACCTAGACTTTGTACGTGAACACCGCTGTTGATTACATCTCCACCCTCTACTGGAGGATAGCCAAGCTTCTTACGAATATCATTAAATGTAAGACCGACTTTAGATTGTAATTCAAGAGTTTCTAAGATTTCACGTTCTGTCTGTGCGTCTCCACCAACAAATGTGAATATGTATTTATCGCCAAACTGTGAAACTATGTATTTATTGATTGCATCCTCAATGAATTTTAATAGAGGCTCTAGTCCTTTGTCACGAGAGATACGGTTCTTTTCTCTTGCGCTTGTTTCATTTAGTGTGCTACCAGAACTACCAGTAGCTCCGCCACGGTTCGGGAAGTTAATCTCCGATGGGTCGATAGCGTAGATACTACATAAAACGTTGATTAGATAGTTTAGCCATCTTTCAAACTCCATATCTCTCGATGATTGAGTCATATTGATGAACTTAACATCCTCTGCTGATACAACCGGAATCTTCCAAGCGCCGTTGATACCACTAAACATTGTTTGCCATTCACGACGGAATGCCTGTAAAGCATGTCTCGATTGGTCTTGTCCAGTTTTAATGTGAAGTAATCCACGAGTTGTACCACCTTGAGCAAAGTAACGAGCGTTGAATAGCTCTGTATTCTCATGGTACTGTAAATGATTCATTGCTAGTTCTAGCTCAGAATAACCATATCGACCTACCGTAATATCGGTACGCGGGTTATGAACTTCCCAAGCCATCTCTTTCGCTTTGAATGCCGCTACTTTTCTTCGGTCTAAAACCTGTACGAACTTCTCGGAATCCTTACCTTTAGGTTCGCGCCCTTCTTTATCAACCGCTACGTAAATTGTAGAAGCATCTACCGCTTTGAAACGATTAAGTTCGCCCTGCTTATCGTAGATTAATTCGAAGTTAATCTTGTCATAAATAAGGCGGTCACGGATAATCTTCTTAATGAATCCGCGGAAGTTATCTCGTGTGTAGTCATCCTTCATGTTTCCTGTATATTGAAGGAAGTCTTCTATTCGTTTGATTGCAGCTTCTTCATGTGTAGTCGGGTCTTTAAATGGGTCTTTTAATCGAACCTCATACCCTACACCTCTCGAACTGTATCGAGCCGGGCTACAGAACATCGAAACTTGGTTAACACGGGTGTTGATGATAGCATTAACAATGATGTTCTTTCGTGACCACAACTTTAAATTTTCTAACAGGTTGTAGTTGCCATCTTTTGACGGCGCCTCTTTGTAATCAGGGTTAATTGAGAATTGACCTAATATCGGTTCTTCATAAGCTTTGGCTTTACCTTTTTCTGCTGTCGTACTCTTCATAATTTGCTCTTCTTCAATCTGTCGAATCATCGTAGAAATCTCAGAGTGCTTGTCCTCTGGATTCAATAATTCTAATGGATTTGCCGAAGGAGCTTTCTTTAGGAAACTCCAGAATCCCATTTGCATTCCACCTTCTATTCAAATAAAATAGGGAATATTCTGAATTATCTGTATTCGAAAACCTTGCGACTGTTCTTGACATCGAGATAACTTGCATAGACTATTTCCCCGTTCGCATCTATTAAGGCTACATTCTTATCTCCAGTCATATCCATGATTAACAACTTCTCTCGTTCTAGGATGGAGTACACTTTCACTTTCGTTCCACCTAAGAGCCTGTAGTAACTAACCACTTCAATCCAAGTTAAACCTGTAGCTAACAGTTGCTTTGCTTTATTCCATTTTTCATCTTTTTGATATGAGGTCAATAAAACCACACCCTATTTATTAATATAGTACTAAGTAGTTGATTTTGTTGGAAATGTCCTTACTTCTATTATACCATATATAAGGCAACTCCCTATTTTCGTGGACATAAAAAATGCCCCATCACGGTACGTACATACCAGACAGGGCTAATCCGTTTCATTTAAGAGCGTGTTAACATAAAACGAATGAAAAATCAACCTATTCAAAGTGAGAAGGATAATATGCCTAACAAAACATGTATCTAAGATTTCACGAATCAGAGGAGGAGAAAACTAGATACGATAGGTTATGGGGGAACCTATATCTATATTATAACCTGTATTGAAGAAAAATACACACTAACAAGTAAAATATTTTAAAAATTCTGAATATTTATTTTAGGTATAATCCTGACAAGCCTTTAACTTGTTTATCATCTAATATGAGGTATCTAGGAGCCTCGTACAACGTCTTTAACTTCTTATTGGATAAATTACATCAGAATCGCTCAATCGGCTTCTGTCGGCTTCGTCTGTCCTGATGAGCTACTTGTCTTTTATTAATTAATTTTTTGGACGTAGAGTATAATAAATATAACTAAATAAAATAACTAATATTAAATATTATATATGTAATTAAATATTAATAATAAATACAGTAATAGATATAGGGAACCCTTAAAAATAAAATAGGGAATAGTATCAGAAATATTACCTATTATTTATTTAAAATTAAAACATTTAGTCAAGAGTAAAATTAAATATATGTCAGTTAAACCTTGATATAATAAGGTTTGTCAGATATGAGGTAAACCTATTTCATTAGTAAAAAGTTAAAATAAAATAGGGAATAGTTATTTTTAAGGAATAACTTGTACTCAGAAAAGATATACTAGGTAGTGTAGAATTTATTTAAAACTAATTAGGTAATGTTGTTGACATTTAGGAAATAAGGTGCTATTGTAGATGTACAACAACAAATAAAACGAAAAGGAGTGTCAAAATAAA